GTGTATAACGTGGTTCTTGCTAACCCATATGTATGGGTTGCAATTGCAGTTATTGCTGTACTAGAAATTGCAGGGGTTGACGTTGTAGGCCTTATAAGCGATACTGTAGATAGCGTGGGAGACGTTATATCTGGTGTTGGAGGAGCTATATCCGATGCTGGATCAGATCTTGATGATGCTTTATTCGGGGACGACGGGATATTCTCAGATATTCGAACAAAGGAAAAAGTTAAATTTATAAACCAAATAATACCAGGATTAAATTTATATTCATTTGAATATAAACCAGAATTTAAAAATCATCCATTAGCTGGATCAGGTAGACATATTGGATTTATGGCACACGAAGTTGAAAAATTATATCCAAATGCTGTACAAGTACAACCAAATGGATATAAATCTGTAAATTATTCACTAATAGGAATTTAAAAATGGCTATAAGCAATCTAAGCGCGATACAAACTTCGGCATCGAATAATGCCCCTATTTATTCCGCTGCACAATTAATGAGTTTTGCAGTGTTGGAGATGCCACCTAATACTAGAATATACGTATATTGCAATGATATCAACATATCAGAATTTTGCGCGCCCGTATTAGTAACAGCACAGGTAGGACAACCTATAGTAACAAATCAATTAGGGACTGCTACAGGATATTTGTATATTCCTAGTGATCCAAATACTAAATTTAAATTTTTAGTGGGTGAACTTATTTTAACATTTGGCGATTCTCCTACAAGTGTTGCTGATTGCAAATACATTTCAGAATCAATATTTTATAACTATGGTTTAGATTTTGTTAGTACTGTAGAAAAAGATACATCATCTTTGAGACAAAATACGAGAATCAGAACCAATCCAACAGGAAATGCAGTAGGTCCAGATGTATCTCAATTAAAATTAGATCCACTTGCCCAAACATTTACTGTTGATGAAACTGTATATCCGTTGGGATTATGTTTAACTGGGGTATCTTTATTCCTATATCAAAAAGATGCAACACTACCTATAGCAATAGAAATAAGACCCGTTGTTAATGGAAAACCCTCATTAACAGAATATATTACTGGGTCGTTTGTCGTCGTGGATCCTGCATTCATTGACGTATATGATGGAACTACTGGTTCTGCTCCAGCAACTAATTTTCAATTTGATCATCCTCTTTTCTTACGCCCTGGCACATATGCCTTTTGTGTACTTACAAAATCTAATAAGTATGAATTACTTGCAGCAAAAGCAGGAGACGGTAAAACGGTAAAACAACCATTTTCTGGAAAATTATATCTTCCGCAAAATACTGGAGAATGGGTTGCTAGTGATAGTATAGACTTAACCTTTGTTTTAAGAAAAGCGGTATTTGATACCGGAACTGTTACTATAGAAATGAAATCTGTTTCGGACACCGCAGGAATAGAATATGATCGTTTTAGATTATTAGCTACAACTGTGGGTTTAGCAGATATTGCATTTACTGATTATAAATTATCCACAACAACTGCGGGATCCAGATTAAAATCAAGTTATAAATCTATTAAGCCAGGATTAAATGCAGATTTATCAGGATTAATGGTTGCACAAGCTGGAGGTGATATAACACTTCAAGTATCTTTAACTTCTAAAAATAAAGATGTTACCCCAATTTTAGATAGAGATCTAATAGGTACCCAATTATATAAAACATATATTACTCCGTATTCGCTTCTCATTTCTGAAAGTGAATTAAGACCAGCGGGCGGAACAGCGCAATGCAAATATATTTCAAAGCCTGTAACATTATTGGATGGGTTTGATTCAACTGGTATTGAAGTTGTTTTGGAAGTCAGTAGACCAATTGGTTCAGACATTGAAGTATTCTGTAGAGTTCTTTCTGGAGATGATCGTTCTGTATCTAATGGTATAAATGATAGACCTTTTACTAAAATGCCGTTAACATTTCCTGGTGCAAAAACATATTCAGGAACTAAAGATATTTTTAATATAGAAAAATACAAAATTTTAGATCCGTTCTTATCATACACAAGTACTGATAATAACCTAACTGCTAAATTTAATGATTTTGCGACATATCAAATTAAAGTAGTATTCTATGCAAATGATCCTTTATATCCTCCTAAATTAAAATCATTAATTGCTTCTGCCGTAATTTAATGCAACACGAATATTTACCAATAGAAGGTTACTCAGAATATGTTAAAGATTCTAAATCATCTGCCATATTAAATACTGATCATGGCGCATTACAAGAATATAAAAATAAACAAAAGCAAAAAAAACAAATTCAGTCAATGCAAGAGGAAATAAATATATTGAAGGAAGAACTTGCAACAATTAAAAATCATCTTAAGATAAGTTAACGCCATGCCAAATACAACAAATTTATCAAACGTAAACGTAGGATCAACTGCAAATGCAGGTGACGGTGACGTTTTACGAGAAGCCTTTATAAAGGTTAATGCTAATTTTAATGCTGTTTATAATAGCGGACAGTATAAATCTTACATATCTGATACTCAGGATTTTCCCGGATACTCATGGGATGGTGATACTAACACAGGTATGTACCATGCGGGTACAGGTAAAATAGGGTTTACAATTAATGGTACGCCTCATTTAATATTAGATGAAGCGGGAACTATTAAATGGTTAGATGCAGAATTATCTACAAAAGGATATGTTGATGCTAGTATTGCAGCATATACTGGAGGGATATTAAATGGAAATATCGGGGGATTGCCCCTAGTAGCATCTTTACCAACAGTAGGCAATTATGAAGGTAGAGTTGCATATTATCTGGGAGACATCTGGACATATACTAGTTATCCCACAGGGAATGGTTCAGGATTGGGTGCGGATTCCGCAATTGCTAGGGACGCAGGTTCAGATTCCAGATGGGTTAGATTTAGGGGTGATCAAGCAATGTCCATAGGTTTAGTTAAACCTAGTAATGCCCCCGAAGGAACAACATTTTACGAAACAGGCAATGCTGCAATTTACTTATACTTGTCGGGACAATGGAAAACATTAAGTAGTGTAATTACATCAAGCTCACCCGCAGGTCTGGATGTGTTAGTTAGCTTGCCTGCAGTTGGGGATGCTAGTAATTATTCTGGAAGAACTGTTGTAGTCGGAACAACATCGTATATTTTTATATCAGGGCAATGGGAAAATTTAGGCAACTATATTACAGGAGCATCTTCAAACACCGGATCAGGTATAACAGCTGGAGCAACCTTACCTGCATCTGCAAATGTGGGAGAGTTATTTAGAATAACAGGAACTGGATTATACATATACGATGGTGGTTGGAAAACTATTCCTCAATATACTGCAAATACAGGCACTGCAAGTATTAGAACTCTTACAACCTTACCAACAGATGTAACCTACTATAACGCAGGAGATTTAATAATTGTAGGTGGCAGTACTTACATACTAAATATCACAAAAACTTCTTGGGCATTGTTTACTCCTGGTGCGGCAAATACTATAACTAATATAGTTTTATCTGCAGGTCAAGTAACAACAAACGTATTGGCAAATAGTTCTGTAACTGCAGTTAAGATATTATCAAATACTATTACAGGTAGTAAATTGGAAGATAATACTATTACCACAACAAAGATACAAGATGAGGCAATAACCGCAGCAAAAATTGCAGCAAATAGTATAACATCCGCAAAGATACAAACAGGCGTAATTACATCGAGAGAAATTGCAAGTAATTCTATTTCAGGATCTAAATTACAGGTTGGTTCTATTACATCTAGAGAATTATCACTGGATTCAATTCCGGTATCATCTGTGACTGCAAATACTTTGTCAGAATTATCTCAGAATGCAGGTAATATAGTATCAGGAATTTTTAGTTCAGCAGATGGTAAAATGATTATTGATTTGAATAGTAAATTTATTAGAATTGAACTATGAGCTATCATACCCCTAGTCCAAGCCCTAGTCCAAGCCCTAGTCCAAGCCCTAGTCCAAGCCCTAGTCCAAGTCCAAGCCCTAGTCCAAGTCCAAGCCCTAGTCCAAGCCCTAGTCCAAGCCCTAGTCCCAGTGCTAGTTTAATCTCCAGTGCTAGTATAATCCCTAGTACTATCTACTATGCAGCCGGGGGCGGATCAACAAATAGTTCAGGCCAACTAGTTGGGTATGTAAATGGTCAAGCTTATTATGGGCTTTATCATGTTCACGAAAATCAAAAAATGATAGGTGCTGAGCACACCTCAAATTTTCATCTATTTATTTACAATACGTTGGCTGAGAGTTTAGAAAATATTGGTGCTGGTAGTCCTGCCCCTGTTATAGATACCAAACAAAGGACAAATGTTTTTTGGGCAGGGAATGTTGCTAATGTAGCAGTAGTATCTATTTTTAATAATCCTGTCGGCGAAGAAGGTAATAGTAAACCATTAACTGATAGATTTAATAATTTAAGTAATATTTACGTTGATTCTCGCTTTAAATATATTAGTTTAGAATCCCAATTTTTATTTACTCATAATTATGCAAATGTCAGTGCTGGAAATTCGGGTAACACACTTACCACGGTTGCCTATCATAATTTAGGATATCCCCCTGCGGCAATAATGGTAGATATAGATACCAGAGAAGTTTTAACTAATGGTAATTATATTCAAACATTAAATTATGACTCATATAGAACGGTATCTTTATTAATCGATTCTGAAAAATTTTACATCAAAGAAAATTATAATACTGTAACTACAAGTTTACCCTCAATGACAAGACGTTATAATATATTTGCATTTACCAATACCGCGGATTCCAATTAAATGTCATATCTTGTAAATTTATCTTCGAATTTAGTAATACTAAGTAATGTATTTACCACATTAAAATCATATATTGTTAAAGATATTGATCAAATAGAAACAGGCACTTTCTCATATACTAAAACATTAGTTGCTTCAGATTTAAAATTGTATCAAGAAACTGAAGATGGATTATTATATGGTTCATATAATGATAGTGTTGCGAGACAATCTTTAGATTCAGTTGATCCAATTAACGGACCTTTTATAGAAAATTATTCTAGAATAGGTGATTTAAATCTAGATAATTTTGTAAATCTACTACTAATAGATAAACCTCCTGTTAGGACAGGTTTTTATAATTTTGAAATATCTGGATTGACATTTACGGGAATAATTCGGCAATTAACAAAATATACTCAGTATGATTGGGAAAAGAATGCAGGCAAATATACCTATGTACAAAAAGGTGACTTGGGTTATGCTATAGAAATTAGTAAAAATTTATTATATACTGCGGAATCTTTCATTTCTCCGTTAGTCGGTTTAAATGGGGCTAGTCCTACAATCTATACGTATACCCCCACTCCTTTAAATTTAGCTTTACGAAACTTAAATGGTGACGAAAAAATAATATCAAGTACTGCGGATAGCAATCCAAATTCTTATATACAAAGTATTCCTGGGGCAAATATTAAAGTAACAGGTACATTACCGATTACAATTTTCTATATTACACCCGAAGAAGCATTAAGATATATTGCAAGTTATACTGATCTTATTGTTGCATTTGGTACAGATTATAAAAAAGGACAAGATCATTATGCTCGATCGGGGGCATTAGAAGGAAGATCAATTACATTTGATCCTATTGCCTATTTGAATAAGTATTCCGATTTAAAAACACAATATGGTTATGATACCTATAATGCAACTATACAATATATAACCACAGGTTATTATGAGGGCAGAACAATAGAAAATGCAAGTAATTTTAATCCTTTGACAGGCGGTCTTTATGATATTGCTGCACAATCTATACTATCCTCAGGTACTTTTATATGGCAAAATGGTCCAACTATTAAAACGTCGGGCAAAGATTTAACATATAACTATAATAGTACAACGTATAATAGTGGTACTATTATAGATTTTATTGGTAATGTACATTATTTAAGGATAATTTAACATGGGAATATCTTTAAATAAAAATAATGCTTTTACAATAACAGATAATTTAGGCAGTACTAAATTTTCGTTAAATAGTAAAATGCCTCACATCTTACACGAAATTACAGGTAATGTGGCTATCCCCGGATTATCTTTATCCATAGGACAACAAACATTAACAAGAGTAGATACTTTAGTAACATTATCAGATACTTATATCTCTACAGATAATTCTAATAATTTTATTTTCCCATTAATAAAAATTACTGGAGGAGTTGCTGATACTGGAGGTAAAGTTCTTCCTGCTCTAGGGTCCACAGTGTTAAGAATTATAAAAGATCAGGCAACAAATTCTGTGTTAGGTACATCAGTATTGGATTGTATACAAGATCAGGGAAGTTTAAAACTTATATGCACTAATAATTTTGATAGAGGACTCTTTGGATTTACAATAGGGGATGACGGAATTACAATATCCTATCGAGTTTATTACGGAAGATTTAACTAATAAATACTACAATGGCAACGAATAAAAATATAAACATAGACCAACGAGCATCTTTTATCGATTATGCTCAATATTTAGATATCTCAAAAACACCAATATCTTTAGTTGGATATGATGTAAAAGCTCAATTAAGAAAATCTTACTATTCATCTAACTCCGTTTCCTTTACAACAGTATTGGCCAACGCATCAAATGGAAATATTTCTATATCTTTAACTGCATCTCAAACTGCAAATCTTGACGGAAGATATGTTTATGATATAACCGCAAATACTGCAAATACTACGATAAGAATACAAGAAGGTATTGCAACAGTTAATCCAGGAGTAACCCGATAATGGCAACCGTAACAACCAGAGAACAACTAAAAGATTATTGCCTTCGACGATTAGGTGCGCCCGTTATTGAAATAAACGTTGAGGAAAATCAAATTGAAGATCGCATAGATGATGCGTTTCAATTTTATAGAGAATATCATTATGATGCTGTAGAAATGGTATATCTAAAACACCAATTTACGACACAAGACATTACTAATCAATATATTTCAGTACCTGATGCAGTAGTTGGAGTAAGTCGAGTTTTACCGTTTAGTAACAGGTCAGATGGCGCTAATATGTTTAGTATTAGATACCAAATTCTATTGAACGATCTATATAGTTTAATGTCTACCAACATTATTTACTTTTATCAGGTTAAACAAGAATTAGAATTAATTAATCAAATATTAGTAGGAATAAAACCTATAAGATTCAATAGACATATGAATCGTCTATACGTGGATATGGATTGGGGAGCGGATGCTGTAGCTGGAGATTACATAATAATTGAATGCTATAGAATATTAGATCCAGAAACATACCGAGATGTGTACAACGATATGTTTCTTAAGAGATATTGTACTGCATTGATTAAACGTCAATGGGGAGAAAACCTAAAGAAGTTTAATGGAGTACAACTGCCCGGAGGAGTATCAATTAATGCGGATCAGATTTATCAAGATGCATTAACTGATATAACACAAATTGAATCTGAGATGCAATCAAGATTTGAATTACCTGTAGATTTCTTTACAGGATAAACTTAAAGTATTTTATTAACAGGGTACATAGCAAATGATAACACCTTGTCAATAGAAAGTCAATACAATTATGGCAACCGTTAACCCTTATTTTCAATCTGGTGACACGATAGGTAGGTCTTCTGAACAGAATTTGTACGAGGACTTAATGATCGAATCCATGAAGATTTATGGCTTTGAAGTCTATTACTTACCACGTAAATCTAACAGTTTGGATTCTATTTTATCTGAAGATTATTTGAACACGTTTGATTATGCCTATCCTATTGAAATGTATTTGGAAAATACTATGGGGTTTGAGGGCGACGGCGAATTGATGTCTAAGTTTGGTTTAGAAATTCGAGACACTGGTACTTTTATAGTTTCAAGAAAGAGATGGACAGATGTAATTGGTTCTCAGAATGTAACTATTCTTCCCCGTCCAGCAGAAGGCGATATAATATTTTTTCCGAAATCTAAATCGTTTTTTGAAATACGCAAGGTTGAGGGCAAGGAACCTTTTTATCAGGTTGGCAAATTATACGTCTTTAAAATGATGTGTGAATTATATCAATTTTCCAATGAAAGATTCAATACGGGTGTTTATGAAATTGATAGTTTAACAGCGGAGGCTACTCTGGATGTTGAAGATCATCAATTATTGTTAGAAACCGGGGATGCTTTATTATTTGAAGTAAATGCGTTGACTCCGATTATACTAGAAAATTATAGTTTATCTGCAGATGGCCATGTTCAAATTGGCGCTCAGAACGAAGCATTTACTGATGAAGGAAAAGATGTGCTAGATTTTTCTGAAAGAAATCCGTTTGGTGAGGTATTCCAATAATGTTAGATCAAAGATTTTACTGGGGTACCATACGCAAGTCAATTGTTGCTTTTGGTAATATGTTTAATAACATTACCATTGAACGCAAAGATGCTGACGGAAATGTAGTACAACTACAGCGAGTACCTCTAGCTTATTCTCCGCAACAAAAATTCTTGGCTAAAATTAAACAACAGCCCAATGTAGATAATACTAATTTTCAAGTCATTCTTCCTAGAATGGGATTTGAAATGGTTTCGCTTGATTATGACCCTAACAGAAAAATTAGTCCAATGCAACAAAGTAGAACTATTAATAGTTCTACATCCGCTTCTGCTCAGTATGCACCCACTCCATATAACATAAATGTATTACTTTATATCTATGCTAAGAATCAGGATGACGGCCTACAAATTATAGAACAAATATTGCCCTACTTTAATCCAGATTATAACTTAACAATCCATGCTATTCCTCAACTAAATATTAATAATGACCTTCCCATAATATTAAATTCTATTGGGTTTGTTGATGATTATGAGGGCGATATGACAACTCGCCGAGCAATTATGTGGACATTGAGTTTTATTATGAAATTAAACTTTTATGGACCCGTTAATAAACAGGGCATTATTAATAAGGTTACAACTAATACGTTCAGAGATGCTGCACTAAGTTCTCAGCAGTCTAGAATAATTGTAGAAGGAACCGGTGATTTGGCAAATACTATTCCTGCCGGTAATGTTACATATCTTAATACTTTTGTGGATTTTTAAATGAAAAATATAGAACAATTAAACAATCTATTTAATTTAGATCCCATGACGGACAAATCCATGGAACTAACTACTATTCCTGAAGCAATGAATTCCAACAAGGAAATAGATCAGGAAGATGATTATCAATTGGCAAGACAAACCATGAGAAAACTTCTAATGAAGGGTGAAACCACATTGGATGATCTTATTGAATTGTCTAAAAATTCTGAGCATCCTAGGACATATGAGGTTGCGGGTCAATTTATGAAAACAATGTCCGATGTATCGAAAGATCTTTTAAATTTACAGAAACAAGTTAAAGAATTAAAAGCAGACGATATGCAACAAAAAATTGGTACTCAGAATAATGTGGTGTTTGCGGGATCAACTGCAGAACTATTTAAAGCATTGAAACAACATAAAGATAATGGTAATATAATTGAGCAATAAACCTATATCGTATAACGGTAATCCCAATTTAAAACAAATTGGTACTACAATATCGTATACCAAAGAACAAGTTACGGAAATTATTAAGTGTTCCCAGGATCCAATTTACTTTATTGAAAATTATTGTCAGATAGTTTCATTGGATAGAGGACTAATTCCATTCAAATTATACGATTGCCAAAAAGAAAAAGTACATACGATTTTAAATAATCGTAAAGTGATTCTGATGGAAGGTCGTCAACAGGGCAAAACTATTACAGCTGCAGCATGTATCCTATGGTATACATTATTTCAAGAAAATAAGACAGTTGCTATTCTTGCCAATAAATCATCGGCCGCCCGGGAGGTTCTATCTCGATATGAATTGATGTATGAGATGCTTCCAATATGGATGCAACAGGGTGTTAAGACATTTAACAAGGGTGATATTGAACTTGAAAACGGATCCAAAGTATTTACAGCAGCAACGAGTACATCGGGTATTCGAGGTAAATCTGTAAATTGGTTATATATTGATGAGGCAGCAATTATTCCAAATAATGTCGCAGAGGAATTCTTTACATCTGTTTATCCAACAATTTCTGCGGGTACTACCACAAAGATTCTTCTCACATCCACCCCGCTAGGTTATAACCACTTCTGGAAATTTTGGAATGAAGCGGAACAGGGATTGAATGGGTTTGTTCCAATGTTTATTCCATATAATAGAATTCCTGGTAGGGATGAAAAGTGGGCCGCGGAACAAAAGGCCATGCTCGGTGAACTTAAGTTCAATCAAGAGGTTTTATGTAATTTCCTAGGTTCATCCAATACGCTAATTAATCCTGATACAATAGGAAAAATGTCGGTTAAACCATATGTTTATACCAAGGATGGATTGGACATTTTTGTTGAGCCAGAAGAAGAACACGTATACATGTTGGTAGCTGATACTTCTCGAGGCGTCGGTGGAGATTACTCAGCGTTTACAGTTCTTGATATTACTGCATATCCATACTCGGTTGTTGCAAAATATAGAAACAACAAAATTAGCCCCCTTCTTTTTCCAAATATAATATATAAAGTAGCCAAAGATTATAATAAGGCCTATTGTTTGATAGAGATAAACGATAATGGGCAACAAGTTGCAGATTCGCTTTATATGGATTTAGAATACGAAAACGTATTTTTCGTAGGAAGTAACAGTAAGAGTGGACAGTATCTATCTGGGGGATTTTCCTCAGGTGCAACTTTAGGTGTTAGGACTACCAAACAGGTAAAACGCCTAGGATGTACTTCTTTTAAGAGTTTGGTGGAAAGTACCAAACTGCTAATTCACGACCCCGATATAATTAATGAAATATCCACATTCATAGAAGTTAGGGGAACCCATAAGGCAGATGAAGGATATCAGGACGATTTGGTAATGTGTCTGGTATTATTTTCATGGGCAACAAATGAACTATTCTTTAAAGACTTGACCGACACCAATCTCAGAAAAGCATTATATGAGGAACAATTCAAGCAAATTGAAGAAAACCTGACTCCATTTGGTATTATAGAAAATGGTATTCCCGAAGAAGAAAAACCTCAAATTATGACAGATGCAATTTGGTTTAATGCGGCATCAAAATCTCCTCAAGAAATTGAAGAAGCCCAAAGAAGATTCCTTGAAAATGTCTAAAAGACAGTACTTATAAATAAATAGAAATCATAATATAGACAAATATCTATAAAATTATCAAGGAGAAGACGATGGCATTTCAGCTTTCACCTGGCG